GGGTAAAAACTTTTTTTTTTTTTACTGGTGGGTAGGGTTTGGGTACTCTGCTCTGCCAAAACTGTGGGGGTCGGCTTGGGGTAGGGCCTGGGTACAAACTTTTTTTATTTTGAGCTGAACTGAAAAAGGATTAATGATTATATGAAATTGATCCACTACCTTTTTTTACTAATAGGCACACACAATACAAAAACAATTAACTTAACTATGTTAAGTATTTTTTATATGTTGATCCTAAAATTTTTTAGCTGTTGTAAATTCAAAATAAAAATAGAAATATTTATATATTAGTTCATATATACTATATGTAACGATTAATAATTATTAATCGAATAAAAAGGCACACAATACAAAAATTTTTAATAATTTTTATAGTATTGTGGATCTAATCCAATTTTTATAAATTGTTGTCTATAGTAACTAAAAAATTATAAAATTTTCTTTTTTACTCTCAATTCTCAATTTTTTAAACATATATTATTATTCATATGTTTTATTATGTTGTTACAGACAAATAAAGCACTTTTTTATTATAAACCTTTTGAGAGTTGAAAAAATGGAAAATGAAAAATATTACTTAAAAACTAAAATAATGAAAATAAGTAAAGACGAACTAAAAGAAAATGTATTAAGTTTAGGCAATTTTATCGATTATTTTGATATAAATTTAATACCTTATGATTTACAAAATTCAAATATTGATAATTTAAGTTATGAATTTATACAAAATTATGATAATGAAACTATAATTGAATTTTTTGAGAATTACAGTTCTTATATTTATGATTTTGAAAATACTGATTTAAATGAATTATCTGAGGACGATTTAAATTTAATGTTACACAATCATTATTATGATTTTATAAGTTTAACTTATAAAGAATATTTTCAATACTTTATTATTAATGAAAATGATTTATGTTTATTTAAGGATTATTGCAATTATGATATACTTTATAATTCTAAAGACGATTTATATATTTTATGTATAGATCATTTAGGTTTATCATGGTATATGATAAATACTAAATTTTCATTAGATAAACTTATGGAAAATTATATTTTCAATAGTACAAATGATATTTACAATTTATTCAAAAAATAAAGTATTCATTGTAAAACTTTAATTAAATTAAAGGTTACTACCTAAAACAATAAACTAATTTTATTTTATATAGATAAAGCAATTAAAATTTAATTGTTTTTATCTTTTTTTCTTTTGTCTTATTTAGATTTTTACAGATCAATAAGGCACTTAAATTAAAAGCTATTGAGAGTTGGAAAAAATGAAAACACAATTAAAAAAGTTATGTATTGAAAACATAAGCAAAAATAAAGAAAATTATGTATATTCTTATGAATTAGAAAATCCTTTAAAATGTAATGAAAATCAAATAAAAGCAATTTTTGAAAATCCTAAATTTAAAAGGTTTACTTTACATTTTGATTTTTATAGATTACGATTAGATTTAACAATTTATTCAAAAGATCAATACATAATAAATAAAGAGTATTTTGATAAGTCATTATATGGTATTGATATTTATCTAAATGAAAAACAATTCTTTAATTTTTATAGATTTATAGAAAAAGAATTAAAGAAAAATTATGAAAACAAAAGCAATTTACAATTTAATAATGTTTTTGTCTTATCCTCAAATAAATATCAATTAACATTTGAATAAAAAAAAGGATTTTGAAAAAATGATAAGCAATAATACAACATTAATTTTATTTTTTATTTTTTATTTTTTCATTTGTAAAGTTATTTTTAAATTATTTGAATTAGAATTTTTATTCTAATTATTTTTTATTTTTTCTTTTGTCTTTTTTAGTTGTTAAAGACTTAAAAGGCACTTTTTACTATAAAAATTTTGAGAGTTGAAAAAAATGAATAAATATAATTTTGAAAATAAAGAAAATGAAAACATAACAAAAGAACTATATATAAATGTTTTTTATGGATTTTATGAAAGTATGTTTTGTAATTCTGATCAATTTATTGATTATGAAGTTGAGGACAAAAATATATTGTTAGATAAATATTCTTTTTTAAATGAAAATGATATTGAAGTTAATTATAATTTTGAAAATTTTGAAAATTATAAAAATGATATATCAAAAGAATTTAGCAATTTATATTTAAAATTAATAAAAGATTTACTACCTAATGATATTATAGAAAATCCTCAATTTTTATTAGAATTAAAAGACAGTTATATAGACAGTCCTAAGTATTACAATTACAGAACTGATAAAAATGGATTATTCCTAAAAACTAATTATACAACATTAAATCTAATAAAAAATTATGTATTATCTTTTGAAAATATGGAAAACTATATTCATAAAAAAAATAGTTCTTATGATGGATTTATATCTTTTTTATCAAATGATTATAACTATTGGATAAATAAACCTATTGAAAAATATGAATGTAATGAATTATCATTCTTATTTGATAATATCATAATACAAAATGATAATAAATGTAATGATTTAATTTTCAATTTAAATTATGAATGTTATGAAAATACTGAGGTTTATAATTATGTTGATCCATATGTTGAATATAACAACAAAACTATTTTATTATATGATTTTGAGGACAGTATAGAAAACTACCTTAAAACATTACAATATAAAAATAATGTTGTGTTAATATGAAAAAAGAATTATTAATAAATCTAATTGAATTAAGAATTTTATTAAACTTATTCCTATTAGATAATAACAATACACAAAATAAAATTAGAGATATAATAATAATTCTTTTTCAATTAAATAAAAATACAGATTTTACAAAAATATTAAAATATGATAAGGATCAATTAAAATACTTTTGTAATGAAAACATAAACAATTTACTAAAAGATTTTTAAAGTAATTATTACTTTAAAATTCTTATTATTTTTTCTTTTGTCTTTTTCAAATGTTACAATTTAAAAAGGCACTTAAACTAAAAAACTATTGAGAGTTGAAAAAAATGGTATACATAAAAATTATTGAAATTGAACCAATAACCAAATATAAATACGAATCATTTGAAAGAATCAATATAAAAGAGGCTTACAATCATTTAAAATGGTTAGCCTCTCAAATTGGATTAAATCAAATAAAAGAGGATATGGGAAACCATAGAAACTTTAAATTAATAAACATTTATTATAATGATTTAGAAATTATCATAAAAATCGACGACATCGAAAACGAAACCCAATATAAAATTAAATGTTATGGTTTAACCCAAAAAACATTTTATGACATTCAAAAAGATATTATTTCAATTTTTGGAAATTAAATAAATTATCTCATTTAATAGATCAAATATAAAAGTTTATTTTTTCTCTTTTTTTTAAACCTATTTTATAACAATTGTTATATTAACAACAAAAAAACAATTAAACACACAACAACACAACAAAATAAAATAAAAAAATACTAAATTAATACACAACTCAAAAAACAAAAAAAACAATAAGGAAATTAATAAGAAAAAATTATTGAGGGATCAACACGGACAAAAAGACAATAACATAATAATGAAAAGTAATGATAAGACATTTAACTATTATCTGTACAGTATAGTATATTAAGACAATATACTACAATTTTTTAAGATATATAAGAATAGAATAACTAATAAAAGGCACCCAATAAGAAAAATAAGCAATTCTAAAAAGTTTTTATGTTAAGTACCTAAAAATTTTAAAAGTAGGTAGGGGTGTGGCTCTGTGGAGTTTGGTTGGTTTTTGGTTTTTATGTTTCTTCGGTTTTTTTGGGGGTTTTTTCATTGTGGGTTTTCATTGGTGTATGTGGGGGGTTATGGTGTGCGATTGTTTTATATAGTTTCTGTTATTATATATTATTATAGTATTTTTTTTATTTTATGTTTCTTCCTCTGCTATATATGGCTACTATGTAATAAAATAATATTTCTAATGTTATTTTATTGTTTCATTGTGTGCTTTACTCGGTTAAGTTATGTTTTTGTGTGTTGAGATACCTATTTTTTCATTGAAAAATCGGATTTTTCTTCTTTGGGCTTCTTTTCTGTTTTGGAGTGTTCTTATCTGTTTTCGTGTTTTTGTTTTTTGCAAAGTTGGTGGTTTTTCATACAAACATCTGCATTTTTTTGACAAAGTTGGTGGTTTTTCATACAAACATCTGCGATTTTTTGACAAAGTTGGTCGAAATTATTCATTCGTGTTTTTACGAATTGTTTTATTGTTTACCAAACATATGGTTTTTTGGCTTCTTTTTTTATTTTATTGTTTCTTTGGGCTTGAAATTTGTCTACATTTGGGGTTGACACCATTGTTCGTTGGTATACGAATACTGCTTCTTTGGGCTTCTTTTTCACTATTTTTACACTTGCAATAGTACATTTTCAACTGTAAAACTGTAATTGTTCATGATTTATCACGATTTATTATTACACTTGCAAACATACTTTTTCAACTGTATTATATACTTTCAAGTTTAAAATATATAGTAGAACCAATTTGGGAGTTATGTTTCTTCCACACTACACGATAAGGAGATGTTTTACTGATGATTTTTACCGAAAAGGAAACCAAATGTTGTCCTATATGCAATAATACAGAGTTTGTAAGGGATTATGTTCGTGAGGAAACCTATTGCAACAAGTGTGGTTTGGTCTTGTCAAGTGCAGTACAATACTGTGGCTTGGAAAAGGTGGATAATGTGATCCCATTCTCTGCTCCATCAGAGGCAAGGAGAGGAGTGCATATCCGATATAGTAAGATTAAGACAAGGCATAAGTCATATAGGCATAACATTCCGAATAGGAAGTTGATGATTAAAGGACATAAATGAATTTTTTTCTGCGATGGTATGCAATTTTTATCATATTTTTTTCACCATCTCCTACCCTTTTTTCACCTTTATTTTATGTGCATACCATCGCAAAAAACAATTAAATGGAGATTTTTTTGATGGATTACGATTGGCAGAATAATGTTTCTACCATTGCAGTATTATTGTATGGTGTGTTATCACCTTACCTTGCACAATATTTGAGTGCAGAGGAATTTTCTGCTTTGGCTATTGCGATTGTGAGCATTGTCTTGATTGTGTGGAGTGCGAAACACCCTAACACTTTTGAGTCATTGGGCAATGGTAAGAATGAGTGCTTTTGCAATGATGAAACTGTATTGAATGATGATTATGAGCTTGATCCCAACGATGATGATGGTGGTGCTTGAGTGGAATCAAGGATTGTCAGGTTGGAAACAGAGCAAGAGATGATTAAGCAAGAGTTGAACGGTTATAGTGATGCTCTTGCAGAGAATACGAAGAGTATACAGAGATTGACAGAGATTATGATTAGGCATGATGAGATGTTGCAACAAGAACAGAAGAGCAACATTACAAGAAATGCAATATTGACTGGTATTGCAGTTGGTGTTGTTGTTTTGCTTGTTGATGGTTTAGTGCATCTTATATGAAAAATTTTTTTTAAGGAGTTTGTAGGAGATGGGTAGACTTAAAGGTGGAACACATCCTCAAAAGTTGAATAAGACTATATGTGATAAGATTGTTGAGGGGGTGTTGAAAGGCAATTATATTACTACTGTTTGTCAGAGTGTTGGCATTCATAAAACTACTTTTTATGCTTGGAAGAAGAAAGGTGAGCAAGGTCTTGAGCCTTATAAGCAGTTCTATGATAGGGTTACAGAGGCAGAGGCACAAGCCGAAATGGATATACTTAATGTGATTTACACTAATGCGATAGATCAAGGCAATTGGGTCAGTTCGGCTTGGATTTTGGAGAGGAAGTATCCTAATCGTTTTGGTAAGAGAGAGCAGATGGCTTTGGCTACTGATAATAACTTTGAATTAAAGATTAGTAGTGCTAAATCTCCTTATGAGTTGGGAGAGAAAGAGAGAAAACTTTTGGAAGAAGATGAAAAGGATGATTAAATGTTAGGGATTTATGCTTATTTTGATAAAAAAGATAATTCTGTTGCTTATGTTGGCAAGGATTCAAATATTGAGAAGAATCAAAGGCATAAAGAACATTTACGCCCATCTCGTTATGATGACCAGCCTTTTAATAGGATTTTGCAGAGTAATCCTAATCCTATAAAATGTTTTAAATTGAGACATAATGGTTATGAGGTTCCTATTGGTGGTTTCATTGATTTCACTTCTGTTGAAATTATCTCTGATTTAAACAAGGAAGAGGTGGATTCCTAATGCCAACCATCGAATGGAAGTTAACAGAGAAACAAGCGAAGTACATTAACGATAAACACAAATATCTGCTCGTAGAAGGAGCGGCGGGTTCTGGCAAGACTCTCTATGCGATACACAAGACAATTCTGTACGCTTTAACTCATAAAAATGCTCGTGTGGCTGTGTTTAGGCAAACCTTACCAAGTTTGAGAATGACTTCATGGTTAGAAATTAGGGAAGCATTGGACAATTATCAGATACCTTATAAGGAAAACAAGTCAGAAGGTGTTATCACATTCCTAAATGGGAGTACTATCTCCTTTAAGGGTTTAGATGACCCTCAGAAGATTAGGAGTTTAAACCTTGATTTTGTGTATGTGGAACAAGCAGAGGAGATTTCTAAAGATGTTTTTAATGAGTTGGAGTCAAGGGTAAGGGGTAAAGCCAGTATGAAAGATTATGGGCAACTTTTACTTGTGATTACTCCATCTACAAAGGCTCATTGGATTTATAAGAGGTTTCATTTGCATCGTGATGATCCGAAGATTGAGATTATCCATTTTCATTATACTGATAATAGTTTTGTTGGTGAAGAGTATATCAAGATGGCAGAGGAAAGGAAGAAATTTGACTGGGATAACTATGTTAGGCTCACTTTAGGGCTTTGGCAAGATAGTGGTGGCTTAATATATCAACATTGGGATATTAAAGAGTCCTCAAAAGGTTTTGAGTATTATACTGGTTGTTGCGACTTTGGTTTCAATAATCCAAGTTGTTTCTTGCTTTTAGGTTGGCTTGATGGTGAGTGTTATGTCATTGATGAAGTCTATGAAAGAAACCTTATTAACCATCAGTTCATTGCAGAGTGCATTAAACTGTTAAGGAAATACAATCTCAATCCTAATCAAGTTGATACAGTATACTGCGATAGTGCAGAGCCAGATCGTATACAAGAGTTCTGTGATTATGGTTTCAATGCGATTGGTGGTATTAAGAATGTTGATGCGAAGATTGAGGCAGTTAAATCTTGCACTTTGCATATTGCAGAGCGATGCACCAATACAATTCGTGAGATTGAATCTTATTGTTATCAAAAGGATAAAGAGGGTAATGATATAGATAAGCCGATTAAACACGATGACCATAGTATGGATGCTCTTGGTTATGGTATTTATGGAACAGTAGGCATATTAAGTGCCGATAGGCAGTATAAAGATAGTGTGAGGATTTACAGTTACTGATGATGGAGGAGGTGAGAGTTATAGGAATTTATGAAAGGATTGCGAAAGCAAGTAAGGTATTGTTGAATAGTCATCCTAATGAGGTTTATGAAGTTGGTCTTGATGATAGGAAAGACCACTATCGTAAATGTGATAAGGTTGATTTGTATGAGGCTACTCCATCAAGGGTTCGTAATACTGTTAAGAATCGCCGATTTGCAAGTGTTCACGATAGTCAAGCACAAGGTATCTTGATGGATTTGATGACAAAGACCAATACCAAGTGGTATATTACTGGTGATAATGATAAGGCAGTTAAGCATTTGGAAGATATGGTTGAAATATGGGATTTGGATAACATTATTGATAATATCCTTTGGAAAGGTTTCGTGGATGGTGATGTGTTCCAACATTTTCGTATAGTTGAGAACCATATCAAGCCTACATTCTTGGCTTATGATGGTGTTGATTATCGTATCAAGGTTATCTTTGATGAGAATGGTGATGTTTGTGGTTACAAGCAAGTGATTCAGAAAAATGCAAGAACTAATAAGGGTTGGCTTCGTAAGAAGTTTGATGAGTTGGAAGAGGATTTGACTGAAATGGAAATCAGTTATGAACTTGATGAAATCCAACATATGAAATATTTAGAGAGAGATGGTAAAGCCAATGCCTTGATTGGTGGTGCATTAGAACCAATCTACTACAAGAGAGTGTTAAGAGAGCAGATGCCATTGACTGTATATAAGAACAGTAACATTATATCAGTTACAATGGGAAATGAAAACAAGATGAACACTTACTTGGATGAAGATGCAAGAGATGAAGTTGCAGAAGTGGTTAATAATTACCATATGAAAGGTTGTTTGATATTGCCTTATGGTATTGAAGTTGAACTCCTTAAGGGGGGTAGTTTGCCACAAATTCAAGATTACATTAAATACTTTGAAAAAGAAGTTTACATTGCTTTGAATACTCCAGAGGCAGTATTCAGTTCTGAATCTTCAAATAGGGCTACTGCCGATATTCAATTGGATAGTAAGACTACTGGTAGGGTCTTGTTCTTGGAGTATAATCGGGATTGGGTTGCAAAGTATATTAAGAAACTCTTTGATAAGGAACTTGAGTTGCAGAACATCAAAGGTGAATGTCATCTTGAATTTGAAATGGATGATTATGAGGAAGACCAATTATTGGATGGTGAAACTGACCCTAATAGTTTGCATAAGCCGATTGTGAAAAAGGGTCAAGAGGATTTGGATAGGAATGGCAGAACAAGTATTGTGAAGAACCCATCCTCTTCCACGAATGTAAACCACGATGTTAGGAATATCACAAGAGAGCAACAAAGGTATCAGAATAGGTGATGGTGTATGGCAGATTTATTAACAAATTTGGCAGACCTATTCGATTACAAGGAGTACGATGGCGACCTTTCAGAAAAGGAATATGCTTTGGCTATATTGATGATTTTAGAGGATTTCACTAAAAAGTATTCATCCAAGCCACATAATTATGTTGAAAAACACTTTGATGATGATTGCAAACGATTAGAAGAGAAGTTGCTACAAGTAAATGAAAAGCAATTTCAAAAGTATGAAAATGCAACAAGGAAGAATCAATTATTGGCTCAAGATGTTCCCACTAATAAGCATAAACTGGTTAATCTGAAATATGATTTGAAAATCACAAAGCAAGTGATGGAAACCACCATCAAGAACATCATAACATCATTACGAAATGAAGTTAAACTTAACCTACAAGTTGTAAAGGACAGAGGCGATGAGGATTCCTTTAACCTTGAACCGAAGTTAAGGGAAACCATCAAAAGAGTAAAGAATACTGTTAAGTATGGAACTGGTATGGGTTTTCAGAAGATCCGAAGAAGTGTTTATGATTTCAAGTATGGTAAGGATGCTACTTATCGTTGGGTTACAAGAGGTGATAGTCAAGTTTGTGCTTGGTGCAGAGCCGAAGAGCGAAAGCCACCAAGACCTTTGGATGAGTTGCCTTTCGACCATATGAATGGTAGGTGTGGTATTGAACCAGTTAGTGCAAGAGCAACTGCCGAATATAATAAGATTGTTTATGGTGATGTGAATGGCAGAGATGATTGAGATTTGGCAGACTGGAACGATGGATTATACTGATGTCGGCTTGGAGAAGCCAGTAAAGTTTGATGATGAATTTTTACAGAAGATTGCAGATGACACCGAAAAGGTTGATGTGATGAGAGAACACTCTGATGAAATTATAGGTTCGTTAGGTAATTTCAAGTTTGAAGATGGCAAACTCTATGCAGAGAAGCCATCCGACATTGACATTACTGGGAATGGGTTTTCGCCAGTATTTACTTGCGATTTTGTGGATTATGGGAGTTATTACAAACCTATAAATTTTACAATGGCTAATGTTGGCTTGACTGCTAACCCAAGAAGCCAAATATTATACAATAGTATTGAAACTAAAGGAGATGGTAAGGTGAGTGATGAATTAAGAGCAATGCTTGATAAGAAAGAGGAAACCATTGCAGAGCAGAGAGAAGAGATTGGTATCCTTAAAAAGCAGATGGAGGAGTTGAGAGAGAAATCCAAAAATAGTGATGAAACTCTTAATGAGTTCAAGGCATTGCAGAAACAATTTGATGAGTTAAAAGCCAATGCAGAAACTTACAAAGCAGATTCTGATAGACTTCGTGAGCAAGAAGCGAAAGCCAAAGAGAAACTTATCAAAGAGATTGTTGGTGATGATACAAAAGGTATGGAAATGTTTCAAAAGTTTAGTGTAGAAGAATTGGAACATATGAAGAATACCAAGATTGTAACTGAACCAATCAAAGCAGTTGGTAGTCAAAGTGTCGATACAATAACTGATGGAGATGCAGATGACATACCAAAAGAAGATCAAGTTGATGAATATTCACAAGAGTATTTTGAAAAATGGGAGAGAGAAAATACGAACTGGTAGGTGTTTATCGTGAAAGGAATTTATGCTTATTCTGATACAAAATATGATTCCTATTGTTATGTAGGGAAAGATAGTCATCTTGATGAGAATAGGAGAAATTATAGGCATAATCATCCTTATTATTATGATGAACAACCGATTAATCGTATTTTGCAGAATAATCCTACAAGATATGATTATGTGAAGTTAGTTGAATTATCTGATGATTTTTCTGATGATGATTTAAATGAGTTAGAATCATTATTCATAACTGAATTAAGCACTTATCATTATGAAAATCCCTATGGATTTAATTTCACAAAAGGTGGAGATGGTTCTATGGGGTTTAAACATTCTGATGTAACTCGTAAGAAATTGAGTGAAAACAATGCAAGATATTGGTTAGGTAAAAAGTTTTCAGAGGAACATTGTAGACATATGAGTGAATCCAAGAAAGGTGAAAACTTTAAACCTTATGCAAGAATTGTGAAAGAGGGTGTTCAAAATGGTAAGCAGATATTTGGTTTGTGGTATAATGGTAAACGATTAAAAAGAAGCATAAATTTTTATAAATTAAAAATCGAAGCCGATTTATTAAATAAAAAAATTACATAATAGGAGATTTATTAATATGGCAACTGGAAATGTTATAGGTACTTTCTTTGAAAAGGCAGAGGGTAGAACCTACGAAGTAAATGAGGGCAATGTGTCCATTGATACTGGTTATTCCACCATTAATGGTGCAGAACAGAAATTCTTCAAGTTCCAATACCCTATTAAGCAAGAAAACTTCTTGCAATTCGATTTGGGTAGTGGAAAAGACTTGCAAATGACCAAAGCAACCACCAAAGCAACTCACATCACTATGTATCCTTGTGAGTTCCCAAGTGGAGCATTCCCAACCGAAGCAGTTAATGATGGTAGTTACAAAAGGTTTGTTACTGCATTTAAACTTAAGACTGGTGAATTAATCTTGCCATTGGCATCTGACAATGTGGCTATCACAAGTGGAGATTACTTGTGCTTGGATGCTTACAATACTGGATTAGACAAATATACTGGTTCTACTGCAAGTATGCAAGTATGTCAAGCATTAGAATCCAAATCTGCAAATAGTGGAGGATATATTATTGTGCATCTTTATGAAGATGCGATACCCTTTCTTGAATAATGATCCGACTGCAAAAGTTACTGTTACTGTTACCGATGGAACTGACCCATTAGAGGGTGCAGTTGTAACCTTTACCGATTACAACGATACTGGTGTTGCCTTTACTGGCACTACTGATGCGAGTGGTGAAACTGTCATTGAAGTTCCATTGGAGAAATATGATGTTACTGCAACTTGTACTGGTTATGTGGATTATGAACATCCAAGCCAAGTAACTGTTAGTGAGGATACTACTTTGTCTATTGCAATGTCTATCATTACTGATACTTTGACTATTACTGTAAATGATGGTGAAAATGCAATAAGTGGTGCTACTGTAACCATTGGTTCTGATAGTGAAACTACTGATGAGAATGGTGAAGCAGTATTTGAGGATATGCCTTATGATGATTATAGTGTAACAGTTGAGGCAGATGGTTATACTGATGCTACTGAAACTGTGCAATTTAGGTCAAACCATAAAGCATTCACTATCAGTTTGACTGCATTGTAACAGAAACTCTAACTAACCCATAGTGGGATTTGAAATTTAAACATTTATTATTACTAATTTATTTAAAACTTAATACTTATGAGATGATTATTTATGGCAAATGCTTTAGAGAGAGTAAATAAAGAATTTTATGGTGGTTTATATACTGCCAAGATTAGAAAAGACACCTTTGGTAAATTCAACCTCGCAGGGTTCTTCCCTACCGAAAAGGTGAGCGATAAGCAAATTACAGTTACTGATGTATGGAAAGGCGAAGAGGCAGAGCAACAAGTCAAAGGTAGAAAGAAAAAGTTAATGGCAGAGGGTACTGGACTTCGTAGAGTCAGATACTCCGAAGTAACCCCACAAGGATTCAGACTTGAACAATATGGTATCGAATTAGAAGTCGAAATGAGAGATTTAAGAGAAAAAGAATTATCCATCATCGATATGATGACTCCTATCTCCACTTACCTTGCACAAGAAATCGATAACAATGTCTACGAAAGTGCAGTTGCAAGTGCTACTGATGAAAGTGTAGCATACGAGTTGAATAACAACTGGACTTCTGCCGAAATCAAAGACATCATCGCAGACATTACCAAAATCAGAAACTTCAAAATGGCAGATGGTTACAATATGAACCATTGTGCTTTAGGATTAAAAGCATTAACCGAACTTGAAATCAAAGCAGAAGTTCAAGGTATGGAATACACTTTCCCAAAAACTGGATTAGGCTTAAACAATGTGTTTGAAGTCGGTGGAATGACTTTCAGTTGGGGTGGAAAAACTATGGATGACAAAGAATTGTTAGCATTTTGTACTGATATGCCATCCTTACAAATCTTCTACTTGGATTATTTCAACCCTAAAGTTCAGAAAGTTCCAGTTACTGGAGTTTACGATAAATACTACCCATTAATCAATGTACTCAAGTACGATGACTCTGACAGACAATCTGAACCAACCATCACTATGCAATTCACTACTGGTGTAGGAACTTATGCACTTGAAGATGGTAAAAGAATGGTTAAAGTTGAAGATGTTTTAGGTAGTTAAGGTGATTAACTACCTTTCATTCATAATTGGAGGACAATCCTATGGATAACAAGATGGAAGATTACTATAAAGTTCTCCAATGGTTAAGAGAAACACATATAGACAGACAATACCCATACGAATTTGATGAAACAGACAATATAGAACATTCCGAAGAAGTTGAACTGGTAGAGGATCATCATTCTGACTTTGACAATTCCTTGCATATTCAAAATATCCAAGCAGATTCAAAGGTTCGTATCCACTTGCCAAGAGTTAGGGATTATAATGATATTGATTACTTTGAAATATTATTCTATTCAGAGGAAACAATTACTCCATCAGACCTAACAATTGGTTTCAGTAATACAAGAAGTGGTGTAGTGAACCAAGTTGAACTTAAGGCAGATGACATTAGCCACGAAGATACAGTAATCAACGAAGATGGTTACCATCAATTCAGATACCTTGTTAGGAAAGCAAACACAAGTATGCAGAAAAAGAATAGGTGGATTTCATCAGTATTCTGTATCAACCTTGAGTTCAGTAAACAAGTAGATGATTTCTACCTTTGTAACTTGGTTGCAAGGACAGACCAGTTCAACATCACATTGGAAGATTTAGATGAGCAAATTGTCATCGGTAAGAATTACATAATGAATAAACTTCGTGCTTACAGTTGGGATGAGATACCACCACAATTGGAACACTTATGCTACAAGAGTGCAAGTGCCTTTTCTTGGTTAATCCAATGGGAGAATCAAGGAAAAACAATGGGAGATGGTACTCAATTAAGCCGAAACTATGCAGATAGGTTATTAGCACAAATAGATGCTTTCATTGAGAATTATATGGCAAGTAATGGTTATGGTGATCCAAACCTTAAATTGTTGGGTTGGACTCAATTCTGTAATGTAGACCCTAACTGCAAGACAAGGTGCAATTCTAAATCAAAGAAATATTATAAAGGAAGTTGGTATGTATGAGTGTGTTAAGAGAAATCCTTGAATCCATCGCAGAGTATTTTGAGTCTGATGATGAGAATATGGGAGATTATAAAGGATTGCAATATTACTTTGACCCTTATACTATTAATGCCAATCGTGATTTGCCTTTAATTTGCTTTGATGTTAAGTATGGTGATGATAATTCAGAGCAAAAGGGTATGGTATTAAGCACAATGATGGATTGCCGAAGTTATTATCGTAACTTCGACATCAAACTGTACACTTATACTCAAGATACCGATGTCTTGATTGAGGAACTTTGGGATTTTGAAGAGTCAGTATTGAAGTCTTTGAATGTTCAAAGAAGTTGGCAAGACTTACATCCGAAGTTGCAGAACCTTAAGTTTGTTGGTGCTATGCCAATCATAAGTGTATATAAACAAGCATTTCGTGAAGATTATGAAGATGAGTTCTTTGCGAATGTGATTACTGTAAGGTATGAGATGGAATATGTGTTATAATTATTAATGGAGATGTATTAGATTGAAACTTAAGTATAATGCTCAACCTCAAAAGATTCTTGAGTTAATCCATTTTAGAGTCATCAAAGCAGATGAAGTTTTGGAAAGAGGTAAAGTCTACAATATACCAAATGAATTGGTAGATAGATGTATGGAAACTGGATTTTTTGAGTATGTGCAAGAGAAGAAAGCACCTAAAAAGGTA